TTCTTTCTGTTAATTCTGGCTCGCCTACAACCACATCTACTTCCGTCTTTGCAATTGGAGTGAGCGCGTAAGTGTTTACTTTTGTGGTCGGGGTAACAGAACCATCTACTTGAGGAGCGATAGAGATGATTCGTACCACATGGTCAGTAGATGCACTCGGGCTATTGCCCACAGTGATACTCGCGTTTCCGGTAGCTGTTACTTCTGGGCGTACAGCTACTGCACAAGCAAGTGCGGCTGTCCCCGAGCCGTAAGCTAAGTCAAATATTTCAGTCCACGTTGGGTTAGATGTGGCTATCGCATAGCCTGAGTATGTAGCATCATTTCCGGCGGATTCTTCACTACAAACGGTTAGTATAAGCAGTTCGTTTGCTCTGGTGGGTGTCACTCCAGTTATTGTCGTGAGTGTGTTCGTGTTGGAGAAAGTTGTGACGGCAGTTTGGTCTAGGAACCCCCAGTTACTGATTCTAAGAATCCCCCCAGCAATCGGTGTTGACGCAGTCTGTGTAAATGTGAAGTCGGATGCGGCGACATCTCCAGAATCCGCCACTTTATAGAAGACTGCAAGTTTAATGTCATTTCCACCATCACCAAAGAGAAATGTGCTTGCGTAGGCTGTCCAGCCCGATAACGTATTTATATCTGACAGTGTACCTTGGGTTTCCCCGATAATTGCCACCATTAAGTCACCCACAGCCAACCCTGTTGGTTTAGTAATGACAATGCTTGTCGCACTTGTCCATGCCCCCGTCCCTACTGATTGGTACACTATCGCCATAGTTTACGGATTTTGCATGTAAAAGACACCTGATGCCGGCCATGTGATGTCATAAATTCCATTATCAATAGTTTGAGTACTACCAATATCATGCCCGACAATCACCCGGCTAGTTGCGTCGTTTCCTGTTGATTTAGCTACAACGTAGTAACGAAACGCATTTGTAAGTCCCGTCCATTGCACGTCTGTTGCGTCAAAAACAGAACGATTGTTAGTATCGTCAGTGGTGATAGTTTTTCCTGCAAGTGTCTTGCGTGAGTACCCACCTCCTGTTATCTCTCCTGAGAGGTCTGAGATATATGTGTCTGCGTCAATATCGGGGGCACCTGTGAGTAACAAAACGACAATGTCGTCGTTCAAATAATCTATCTCACACTTTCCGATTGAAGTGAGTGCATCGTTGAATAAGTATCCCATAATTATGTTCGTTTAAATGAATTTCTACTAAATGCTGGTGCGATTGTTGCTTGTAATGTTCGTGAGGTGATTTGGTCTCTTGACGTGACCATCTTCTCAATCTTTCCTTCTAATACCACAAGGTCATTTCGTAAGTTAGACCTCATCGGGTCAGAACTGCCCACCATGAGCTTATCTGCTGCGAAGGTGGCAACATATTCTTCTTCTAGTGGTAGTAATCCCGTGGTCTGTGTGAGGTTAGAGGCTGAGAAACGAGGGTGAGCGCGGCCATATGATAGACGGTACGTGTATGACGCGTCAGGGGCTGGTAGAGGGCGTATAAGCTGTCCTGAGAGGTCAAAATGGGTAGGTGTACCGGATTGCGATTGAAGGGTCTGGTAGTCGTCTGAGCGGATGTCTGTAGGTGTGAGTTTGGTGTATGTCCCGTTACTTCCGAGGATTTCAATACCAAGGAACGAAACTAGCTCATCTTGTGCGATGGTTCCACCGTATACGCCTAGAGTAGAGTCTGAAGTGGTAACTGTTGAACGTGAAACGTCTGTTTGGTTTGAAGAGTCGGGGTTAGTTTTACTTGCTGCTAGTAGTTTGATAGTTGATAAGCTATCAGTACCGAAGTTTAATGCTCGAATAACCTTAGCTGTTGCGGCATTTGACTGCCCACTAAGGTCTTTTGCGTAGTCTATAAGTGTTTGTACGTTGTTTTGTTGCATATTAGGGACTTTGTCGGTGGCACAGAGCGGAGCACCACCGACAAAACCCCCAAAGTGAGGGTTTCGTGTAGTTTATTGAACTACGAGAACGTCTACAATCTTCGGTGCGTCCTTTGTCCAAATCACAGCGTCGTGTTGCTGAGCGTACATAAGTTCGATACCGTTGAAGAGAGGAACCTGCTTTTCTTCTACCTTTGCGCCCGCTGAAGGGATAGCAATAGTAGTTGAGCCGTAAGCACCTGCAAGCATGTGGTCAGTAACTGTGCCCCATGCTGTTTGTGTACCAGCTTCTGCTACTGTAAGAGTTGTGAATGATTCCACTTCCATTACTGATGCAGATACCTTTCGAGCCTTAACACCAGCGTTGGTGAGGATTGCTCGGTTAGCTGCTGATAGTTCGATGTAGGTGTCAGTTCCAGGAGTTCCTGTTCCGTTGATAGCAAGTACCAAAGAATCAATCTGAGCTTCTGCTGATGCCTCTACGTCTACGTCTCCTGCTGCGGCTGGTGAAGCTACGAATGTGAATACCACACCGTTTACTGTCACTGTGTCGTTAGCTGTTACAGTACTTGAAACTGTAAGGCGAGCTGTACGAGGAGTTTCGTTGGTTACGATAACATCGAGACCACCGAAGGCTACTGCACCACGGATGATACGTTCACCACCACCAAGCATAAACATACCTGATTCAAGCGCACGGTCAGCGAATGAGTAACCTGCTCCCATTGCAAACAAGTTGAAGAACTTAGCTTGCTTTGGACTCATCATGATGTATGGGTTTCCAGAGCCGTAAGCGTTTCCTTCTTGAAGGAGCTGTACTACAGTAGCCACAACATCGTCAGGGTTTGAAGCTGAAAGTGTGATTGGGGTAAGAGCTGAAGCTGAACCTGCGAGAACTTCGTTGTCGAGGATTTCACCAGCGCCAAGTCGTGTTACACGAGCTGCGTTTCGGTGGATAGCTTGCTTGATAGCATGTGCATGCTTGTTAGTTCGGTCAGCAACAATGTCGAAACCTTGTCGTGAAATTTCCTTCCAAGTAATACGGTCTGCTGAGATTGCTTCGAGGTCGATTAGCTTGCTGTCTGCACTGTATGTGAACGCTGGAGTAGTGTAAGTACTGTCAGTTGAGTTCTGTGCAACGAGGTCAGCACCGTAACGGTTGTAGAGGTATTCAGCATTTTCAGTCTGAATATCAGATACATAGCGCATTGGTAATGAGTCTCGGTTTTCTTCTTGTACACCGTCAATGTAAAATTGCTTGTGTACGTCACTATTGAATACGTTGGACATTTTGGGTTAATTTAAGTGTTTAACCCGCTCATGAGCCTATCCAAAGATTCGCATTGATTTAAGTTGCTTCTTAATCGCTGGGTCTTTTACATCTGAGAGACGTAGGCGACCATTCTTGATTTGAGAGGCGTAGTACTCCGCTGAGTTGTTTGAACCGTTGCCAGTTCGACTCGATGGAGCTGGGATTGCTGCTTTACTTCGGTACTCTGCTAGTTCTGCTTTCACAGTTGTAGACTTGAGTGCCTCGGTTACATCAATCTTCTTATATCGTGCGTAATCTAATACGATGTCTTGCTCTTTTTTTGAAGTGATGCCTTCCGTCTTTAGTTCAATACGGTCGTAGCGTTCATCTACTTCTTTGCTACCTTTTTCACCAGTTTCTTCACCTTTGACACCAAGCTTTTTGTTGAGTTGACTGAGTTGTCGTTCAAGTCTGGCTCGCTTTTGCTCTGGAGTTTCAGGCTTGCGTTGCTCGCTACCTTCAGTAGTCTGCGTGCCTTCACCTTCTTCAGTGCTGTCTGATTCATAATCGTGTTCATTATCTTCTGTGGTGGTCTCAGCTGATTCAACCACGTTGTCTTCTTGCTCTAACATAGTTCTATTTCACTTGCTATACAGTGAGACGTTTTTATTTATATTCACTTTTGGGCGGAGCGATAACCGTATGCGTATATTATAACACGTTTTACTTTGGAGCCGTCGCAACTGTCTTCGTTTCTTTAGGGTCGCTAGCAATCTTTGTGATGAGATTTATTCTCGCTGCACCTTCTTGTTTTGCTAGGTAGATTACCTTCATCATTCTGCCGTATTCAGCATCATCGAGAGCCACCACGTTCTTTTCTATCTCTTTGCCGTTTACCATTTGTAGGTCAACGAATATCTTTTTCAAGAAAGCTAGAGTGTCTGGCTCTGTTAGTGCTTTGGCTATTAGCTTGTCTCGCTCTGTCCACATATTAGATGACTGGTGCTAGGGCTTCCTCTTTGTTTAGTTCAGTTGTCTTGAGCTGCCCTGCTGGTGTAGGTAAGGCTTCTGCGGTCTCTGCGGCTTGCTGTGCGTACATAGCAAGCTCTTGAGAAGATACCCCCATCATATCAAGGACTTTATCTCGGAGAGCCATACGTGCTGGGTCATTCTCAGCAAAGAGCATCATAGCGTTAGAGAGAGACTCATATTCCACCATCTTTGAGCGTTCCGCATCTGAGGTGTGAATGACTACTTTCTTGCCAGCCTTCTTAATAAACTCTGCAATATCTTTAACACCACGCCTTGCGCCTTTTCGTCTCAGGTCTTGGCGAGCTTCGTTCATGAATTGAGTGTTGGCTTCTGGGGTAACGACTTGCTTCTTGTTTAAGAGAGAGTCAACACCGAAGTCAATCGCTGCTTTGTTCACAATCACACGGTCAATCAGGTCAAGCTCTTGTTTAGAGAAGAATGAGTCAATCTCTTCAAGCTTAGCCGCTTCTGCTAGGGCTTCTGGGAGTAGCCAGTCTTCGACTAGTTCCTTCACAAAGAAACTCATATCCTCTCGTTCACGTTCAAACTGTGATGTTCCGGCGATGTTCTGTAGGTATTGAGAGCGGAATGGTGTACCTGACTTACTTTCTTCACCGATAACTGCATCAAATGAACTTGTATTCTTGTCCGCTGAATCAGACCAAGATGATGTAATGTTCTGGTATACCGGAACACTGTTCGGCATTGTGGTGAGTTGGCGGAACTCTTTATCATCTCCTACTTGCAAGATTGTGCCATGTTCGATACCTCCTGAGTAAATAGAATCTACTACTGCCCCATCGTTTGTTATGAAGAGAACCTTGCCACCAATAGCAACCGCACGAGCCTCTTCGGTCTTGTAGAAGTTGTGCCATCTTTGGTGTTCTGCTAGTTCCTCTACAATTCCTTCACCCATTGCTCGACCTGCTAGAGGGTGTCGCACATCTAGCTTATAGTGATAATCTTTCTCGTCTAGTTCATCAGCCTTGAGAGTGACACCGATGTTTTCCCCCTTCTTATTCTTCCCAAATGGGGCGTATACGATGTGACAGAGGACAAACTCATTCTCATCTTCTGCCTTCCATTCCTTTTCTTGTGCTTCTAAGAGAGTAGAAAGCGGCATCTCTCCTGTGATTTCATACACTTCAATAAAGCGACCGACCGTGTGAGCTGAATCTGCTGAGCCAGCTTTCAAGTCCTTGTCGCGCTTGTTTTCTGCGGCTGTCTTAATAGCTTCATCTACGTTATCCCAGTTGGTTTTCTTTAGTTGTGCGGGTGAGAGGTAGTGCTTTTCAATAATTGGACTGTTGAGAATGTCCGTCATGTCTGTAACTACGTTCTGCCACGGGACGTAATGGATACCATCCATTGTTTTCTTAGCTAGAAACGCACCGTACTCGGGGCGGACATCAGCATAAGTATTAAGGAAGCGGTCAAACTTAATCTCGCGCATCTTATTCAAGAGGGCCTTGCTCGCAATCATTGCAGATACACGGGCTTCGTCTGAGCTGTCTACCGGTTCTACTTCAATGTGCTTGATGTCAAAGTCTGTAGAGCGGGCTTCAAGGCGGATACGATACTTCGAGATGTTGTCATATGGAAAATCCCCGATGATAGCATCGGTGGCGTTATCATCCATGTACTTATTTCGCCTAGCAAAAGAGATAGCTCGGATAAGCTGATACTGTGAGAAGTCATCCCCGTCCATTAGGGGGATATTGTCACTCTCGTAAAATTGTTTTTCGCTCTCTACAAAGTCGTAGATTTTCATAAAGTGCTTATATTATAACATGCAAGTGTCAACGGTGGATAACTAGCGAAGCCCTGCTCGTGGTTTGTCTTTAGATGTCTGGTAGCGTTTAATCTTTAATCTCTCATAGAACTCTCCCACATCATTTCCTACATGCTTTAGATGTCGAGACATGAAGTATCTAATACCATCGAGTGCGTGATTAAAGCCATGCTCTGGTTTGTTGAGAGACTTACCAAGCTTGTCCCTGTCCCACATGTAATTAGAGTATTCTTTCCAAAGGTTTTGACTACGCTTTGTTACTTGAAACTTTTGGTCTTGCATGAGTTGGATTCCATAAGTAACACTATCAGCTCCTTTGTCTGCTCCCACCACTGTGAGACCGTGGGACTTTAGTTCGTCTATACTCTTTGGCTCTGCACTATCACAGACTGTGATTATGTCTTCGTCTTTTAGGACAGTAGCAATCTCGCTGTTCAACATGCCTTTACGGTACACAATCTCATCTAGGATATAGCCACCGTTGTATTCATAAATGTCAGTGACTGCTGTTGGGTCGTTTGAGTAACCGAAGTCTAGTCCTCTACCGATTCTACGTGCTTCGTGTGGTATCTCGTCAATCTGAGTCCAGCCAGTGAATATCTTACCTTCTACCTCTCCCAGTTGTCCAAGACCGTACACTCTCCACCATTGTGTTCTATTTTTACGGGCTTCGATTGACTGAATAATCTCAAGTGAGAGAGCTTCGTTATCCTTGTACGTGAGAATAACAAAGTCTACATCTTCCCGCTGTTGCATAACGTCAGTGAGCGCCCAGAACTCATTTGTCGGGTTGTAGTCTAATATAATAAACTCTCTGGTTCGTACCTCTAGTTGGTCAAAAGCGTCAAGCGTACAGTTGTTCGCTTCGTTCATGAAACACCTGTCGCGTCGACCTCCTCGAAGTTTGTCCCCATTGTCAGTTGAGAAGAACTCTATCTGTGAGCCTGTCTCAAATGTGTAGATGCTGTCTGTTGCGTTCCAGTTTTCATCCTTCCAGTACTTATGGCCCTGTAGGATATTCTTGAAGTCTCGGAGCGCTCCACGTTTAAGGTGAGGGATTGATTCTGACACTACTGATGTGAGAGTCTTTTCTTTATCAGTCTGTGCCATTGCTATCAGATACAATAAAGCCGCAATAGTCTTTCCGGCAGAAGTTCCGCCCTGGACTATGCGTATCTTTTTATTCAGCTCCGCTATCTTGTGGAGTGCTGTTGTTTCGGAATAAGCCATTTAGTGAAACGATTGGGGCTGGTAGTTCCTTGTCGTTACTTGTTAGGTCGAGCTTGTCTTTGTATCCTTCCTCTAGTTTAGAGATTAGTTTCCAACTATTATCCGCACGAGTATCACCTTCATCTGCTTTAATCTTTTCATTCTGAATAGTCTGGTGAATGACTGCTAAAGCTAGTGCGGTATTGACATTCTCCCAGGAAACCAACTTCATTGAAAGAGATTCGTCATCTTGTACCCACTTAGAAAGTGTTGTTGGGTCTAATCCTATGAAACGACAAGACTTATTGCGGGAAAAGCCCATCTCTAAGTATGGGCGTAGACTTTCTATAATCGTCTTGCGTTCTTCTAGTGAAAAGGCTTTCCCTTGTGCCATTGTATCTATTATACCACCTCTTTAGTCTCTTCTTCTTTTACTTCCTCCTTAGGCATCTCCATAGTTGCTAGTCGTCCTCGTGCTCCAAAGAATGCTCCGTTGTTTACTGGGTCTACTACTGCAATGAGTCGGAGACCATATTCCTTTTCTACTTCTGCAATCTTAGTGAGAAAGTTTCGGTTGTGTTCAATTCGCTTTTCGTCCTCCTTCTTATTTACTTCTGCTACTTTTTGTTTTGCCATATGTATTACCAATTATTTATAACGTCTAATTGTGTCTTCCAGTTTAGCACACTCTTTTTCTCAAATTCGATAGCGTCTGCAATTCCTTTCTTTTCTGCTTCTGTTCTTCCATGTTCCTCTTGAAGCTCTTGGAGTCTCTCCTGCAGTGAGAGTGTCATCTCAGCAGCGATAAGAGCTCTAGTGGCGTTTAACTTATACTCTCTTACTTTCTCTTGTCGTAGTGCTTCTTTAGAGAAAGGGGTGTAGATGGTTATTTCTTTGTTTAATATTTTAAATTTCATGCTCTGTTTTTATTTGTGCTCGTCACACCATTGAAGATGTGTACTTTATTGTGTCAGGGTCGGGGTGGGAGTCGTATAGATAAGAAAGTAAGAACTTAGTCTGACACCAGAGATATAAAGTAACCCAGTACGAGCATATGTTTAGAGAGTCGCGTTCCCTAAACATTGTAATGACGGGAATGTGGCAGCAGATGTACCTCAGCACCATAGTCTAGAGGGTGTCCTAGTTTACAGGTAGTCGAGTCTTTCAACTCCGTTGACACTATCGTTTTTGTTTCTTACCTGAACGTGTTAGTACCTTCCGCCAGCAACTTCCAACCATTACTTCTGTAAGTATAACACAAAACCACTAATCTTGCATAGTGGTTTTATGAGTTATCGTCTCTGATTCCAGTGTCTTGATTTACACTTGGGGCATATTGTCGGCTCTTCTGGACGTCTTAATATCCAGGTGTTGTTACATTTAGGTCTAAGGCAGTTGCGGGTAAGAGTGAGGATGGCTTGATGGAGTGTCATGTTAGTTGCGGAAGAGTGGGCGGTTAGTAAGGTCGCTATAGTAACGAAAAGTCTTATTGCCGTTGTAAATGTTACGGAGGCGCACTTCTACATCGTCAACTACGTCTACCATGTACGTGTGCCCGCCTTTTTTAACTTGTACATATTCTCCAAGCTTCAAATCTCTTACTTCTTGTTCTGTGAGTTGGTTAGGCATAATTTAGATAAGAGTTTCTTACTAATCTCTTATGTACTTAGTATATACCTATAGGTAAATAAGTCAAGCGTATTTATAAGGCTCCTGGGGATAACTTATTTACCGTGATTGAACTTCTTTGGCAAGCCAGCAAACCCGCTAATATCGTCCCACGAATCATCGTAGTCGTACTGTCCAGAAAGTATACGTCCGATTTTCCCTGCAATATATTCTAATGCTTCTCTGTGTATGTCAGGCATGATGTTCCAGTTCACTGATGTCTCCATGACTCTCTTAATACCCTGCGAGATTCTGGCATTTTCTGTAAACTCGCCGTGGGTATTATTTCGTTCGTTTAACAAATCTTTTACATCTGAGTGTGTATTTGGTTTTGGCTTGCTCATAGACTTTTCTTAAACTCTTCTAATGTCATGTACTCACCATCTTCTTTCTCCCACTCTTCAAACTGAGCCAGTGCTTTGTCGGTGTTGTATCTAATTCTGAGGGTAAAGCCCAAAAGTGTAGCTACAAATTCTATACCGCCTGTCCACTTGTCATTCTCAAAGTAGATGTTTATCAAAGTAAATGAATACCAGTTGTATTTACCAAATAGCTGTGACCATTCAGTCGATAGGTCAAGGAATAGTTTTTTAGTAATGTTTATTATCATAGATACGAGTTCTTATACTGCTCTAGTAAGTTTTCAATAAAAATAGTCGCGTCTCTTCCACATAATTGTGGTATATCCTGGCGAATCCTCCAAGCGTTACTATCCACATCTAGGTAGCAAGCTTCGTTTAAGAATTGTAGTCCTTCTTCTTCTTGTTCTAGTCGGGCGAGAAAGATGTCTGTCATTCCTCCACGGTGGATATTACAGACCATACACTGAGGTCGGATGTTGCGGATGTCATATTTAAATCTAAGGGGTAATGCTCCCATCGGCTTGCCATGCCCACTTTGAAGATTACTACCTTCAAGGTTCTGGGCGTTGCAGGTGTAGCAATTCTTTTGGTGCCTAGTCCGTGTGATGCGCTTTACCTCATTCCAGAGCTTATCTTTGAGGATGCGTACCGATGGTCGTTTTTTGGCTTTAACACGCTTAGAAGGCAATTTTAGCCTCTTGGTGGCCTGTTTAGCTTTGACCTCGTCTAGTGTCTTGGGTTTAAAACCACTTCTCTTTAGAGCCATAGTATTTTAGTAACGTAAGGTTTAGGAATACAGAGCCAACCTCCCATATTTTGTTCTTCTTCATCGTAGCTCATGGAGATGGTGTAACACTCGTCTGTTTCGTGAGCGAGGAATCCTACGGAGTGGTGTACGTGTGGTTTTTCTTGCTTGAGTTCTTCAAGTGTTAACCAGCCGTCTCCACCTATGGCGTCACGCCACGTTACTTGTACTAGTTTCATGACTTTATTCTATCACAAGAAAATCTCTGTAATTTACGTGATTCTTCTTCCCTTTTTCCAGTTGAGCAATAGTTGGAGCAATTACATAACCAAGATGTTCTACACCAAATCGGTGGGCTGGTTGTTTTGTCTCAATGTGGACTTTCTTCGGTGAGACACCGTACTTAGACTTGAACAGTTTCTTAATCAAGCCCTTTTGTTCCTCTGACTCTTCTCTTAAGAGGACGGCAAAGTTTAGTTGGTGGTCGAATATCTTTTTGTGTGCTTTATTTCTACTCATCTTACTCCTTGTTTATGTTTTCTTGTAAGGGGGCAAATACACAATCAACATCTACACCACCCCCGCCAAGAAGTCCTAATCTTCCATGTGCTTTTAAGTATATGCCTCCTGAATCTTCACATAAACGTCTTTCTCTTTGCGCCCATGTTTCCTTTGGATATTCTATTACTAAATACACCCATAGGATTGCAATGCAAATTGGTATTAACCAAGCTATGTTTTCTTTCATATCCTCTATCTTACTCCTTGTTTATGTTTTTAATAGTGGTCAGCTGTTGATAAGTTAGTCTAGGTAAATAGTGTTGTCTTTTGAGATTTCAATAAGAGGGGTAGTAAGGAGTTTTAGATTTCCACTACGAGCCACGTCTTTTGCTAACCCCATAATCTCAGTAAACTTTTTTGACACTCCACTTTGATTTACCTCATCCCA